TACATTAATACGATCCATTGCTGATGTCTGTGCTGCACGGGTTTTTTGACCGTATGCTACTAATCCTACACCAGGTAGTACAGTAATTGGGTTAACATTATTAGTGTACAGAATATCACGTAACCCGTTTGTTACACCGATACTACGGAACAAATTACCCTGTGTTATATCAATAAACCCAATTGCTGTTACGTTGTCAATTAATCCACGGCGAACACCTGCTGGTGCAAACCACGGAAAGCTAATGTTATCACTACGAATAAATGTGCGCAACATCATATGACTCGGCGGAACAGCTACAGTGTTTCCGTCTAGATTAGTTGCTAATCCGCTTGGATAGTATATACCTAAGTATTCACTTCTGCTTACTAGACCGTCTAATCCGTTTTCCGTTGCTAAGTTATTATTTCTAGCCCAATTGTCAAGTGTTGTACTACTTGAATCTAGTGACATCGGACTATCACCAATGATAAACGCTGTTTGTAGGCGCTCATTATTTAAGGTAATCATATCACTGATTAGCTCTGGGTAACCTGGGCAACAAATTAGGTTAAATTGTTGCTGTTCTTCACGTAATTCAACACTTGAAATAATTGCTGACTTTAGGGACTCAACTATAGTGTTGCGCTGTGCCCAATGTCCAAAATATGCAACACCGTCACTGTCAATACCGCTAGAACTTACCCATGCACCGAGTTCTGTTGGTGGATTTTCGGCTTCAGCAAAATATTGGCTTTCAAAACGTTTAACATTGAACCCGCTTCGACGTGTATTAAACAATAGTGAGCCTCTTGGGAATAAACGATAGTCCGGAGCATCATCATCTAAGTAGTTGCTGGTCAACAAACTTACAATTGTAGGTACGTCATCAGTTATTGGATTCGTTGTTCCGTTAGGTGCCCAACGTGCATCAGCAAATGAAATGCCGTCAATACTGACTGAATCGGTATTGTCAAGTAGTTCCCACACTGTGCCATTATATCGACTAATTACCGGGTAATTTTCTAAATCAGCAGTATTAATCCATAAATCGCCTGCTACTACTGTTGTGCCATCGCTTTGATCTCTTGGTTGAGTTGGTGATAAAATTGGACCAGCTGGATCTGTTGTTGTTAGATCAAATCCGCGAGCATCATTGGATACGTTCTGATAGCCTTTCCAACTGCTGCCATCATTAATCATAATGTCAACTTCTAATGCAGTATTATAGTACCACAATGCGCCGTCGGCTGGATTACTGAATGGCTCAGTGGTACTAAATGTATATGTTAATGCAGTGAACGGACTTGCTAACCACGCTACTCCTGCAGTAATTGTCTGTACACGACTTGATGTTGTCCAGCCAGCTGTGGTTAAAGGGGTACCTGTAACTGCTTCAAATCTAATTGTTCCGCCTGCTAAGTGACTAATACTTACTGCATTTGTTGCTTCGACTGATGCAACAATGTTTGGTAAATTAGCAGACAAAATGTCACCTACAAATGAAGTTGCTGTAGTACCCGATAATGTAATTGTTGCAGTCACCGTTGCATCTGTACCAGGAACACTTGCTTCTAATCGGAAAACATTGCCACTAGTAAATACTAGCGGTATTGCCGGGGTAGGTCCTGTGACTTTTACAATACCTGTAACATCTTTAATAAATGTTTTAAATGTTCCTGTGTTATTACCTAAGGTATCATATTTTATATACACTGAACCTAAGGCAATTCCTGCACCGCCACCTACTGGATCTAATTCTAATATTGCTGCATTGTCTGAGTCAAACAAAGGTGCTGATTGTAGTACAAACTGACCTATAACTGCCTCATAACGTTTAATTGCCCAGTTAGCACCCTGACCTGCTGCAGATGTTTTGAACCAAACTGATCCAAAAGGACGAGGTGTTACATCCGTTGTTCTCCAAGCCGGAGTGTTTCTGAATGTATCAAATGCTACTACTGGTGAGTTATATGTGTAAACATTTCCTGCTACTGTGGCAATGTCTGCTTGTAGTAATCCTAAAAGTCCAGCAGCATCAGTAGCACCTACTGTTGTGCCTGATTGTATTGATATTTTACCATCTGGTAGTAATACATTACCTGTACTTGCTGACGTGCTGGTTGCAAAAATTTCAACAAATCCTTCTGCATTTGCACGAGCTGAAACTCCCACAATAGCGGCGCCAGTAATGTCATCTGCAACATCTGCTACAGTAGTACCAGTAATGTCTACGTTTGATCCGTTAATAACAAATTTTTGTCCTATTGCTAGATTAGATGGGTTTGCAACAGTACCTGTTACAATAGGAGTAGCCGTTAACCAACTGTCGCTTCCTACTAACACCCAAACATTATTCCAACCTTTATAATAAATAGGATTGCTAGTGCTAGTAGCTACTACTGCGTAGGTACCAATAACACCATATGAGCTTAATGGTACCCCTGCGTTTAAAAATGCAGGATTTGTGATAACATCCGGAATCTGTTGTATAAATCCTGTTGAACTCCATTCAAAAATTCCCCAGGCTGTAGTTGCAAGATCGAACCAATAAGTTCCATCAGATGCTTGACCAGTAGGACGAATGCTTGTGCCATCGAGTTCATTTAAATCAATACCTGCACGCTGTACGTATATTTGATTCGAAACTCCTAATGCAGAGTATGCAGCCAATAGCCCGTATTCGTTTATTTCACTACCGTTAACTGGGTTACCTGCAGCATCAAGTTCAAATCTTGGTGCTCCGAACAAACTAACCAATTCTCGTTGACTGGTTACTGTAGTAATTCTGTTTGCAGCTGAAGACAATGTGCCGAGAGCTGCTGTACCTTGAGGGGTAGCTTTATCTTGTGCTGTTGCAAGTAACACGTATGCAATTGTGCCTGCAGCGGTTGGGGTAAATTGACTTTCGTCTATTACCGTTACTTCTACACCTGGGGAAATTAGTGCCATAGTTTTGTATTCCTTTGTTATTAATGCTTTATTTTATTTATCGAGATACTAAAATTTTGGTTGGTTATTATGCCTTTGCAAAGGTTCATAATGCTAGTTGTCATAAATACATGATGTTATATCGTCCTTTATGCAAATCATGTGGTAAAATGCCTGCAGCTATCAATTACCAGCGAGGTGAAATCACGCATTTTAGAACACGTTGTAACGGATGTATTCGCAAAGAAAGGAAGTTAAAACCACAGTTGCCTAGTTGGGCTGTAGGAGGATACAAAAAGAAACCACACTGTGAAAAGTGTGGCTTTAAGGCAAAATATAAAGAACAGTTATTTGTCTATTATATCGACGGCAATCTAAATAACAGTGCTGTGCATAATCTAAAAACTATCTGTGCTAACTGTCAATTTGAAGTAGCTCGAGAAGGGTTAGGCTGGCGTCAAGGTGATTTGGTTCCTGACTTTTAGTATATCTTCAACTCTGGTATATAAGTCGTCTAATGTAGTATCGTTTTCAACAACATAGTCAAACTTACTGCCTACCCAACTATATTCGCTAGCATGAACTTTGGCTTTTTCAAGCTCGGTTTTACCTAATGCCCAACCAATACGTTTTATTCCTTTATTGTAGTTTTTAGCATGATTGTACCATGCTGGTTCTGGACCACGTTTAACTCTAAGTACAATAGCACCGACGTTTTTAAGTGCTCGTATTTCGTTAGGAAATCGGCAATCAGTGATAACAATATCGTCTTTACTAGATAGTAGTCTGTGCTCTAAACTAGCTACCCACATGTCGTCATGAAATCCTTTACGAACTACTTCAGTGCCCCAATACTGTAATACCCATCTTGGAGTGATATCCTGCTTTAGTCTTGCACTCCACCATTCGTCTTTTTGTTCGCGCCATTCTCTAGATTGTTTAGTACGACCTTCTAACATCTCACGATCCCAGCCAAACACTACGCTAACAGCATCTTTAAGACTGTTGGCAAAACTTTCTCGTTTGTAACCATGAAAATTAACTAGATAGTCAGCAATAGTGTCCTTGCCTGACCCCATAAAGCCACAGATAGCGATGATTGAACTCATTAAAAATCCCCTGATAGTATGTATATTTTATTACAAATATACCGCAAGGTCTAGAGTTTTGGTTAGCCTGTGATCCAAGTCAACGGCATTCCACCATCAACATAGTTTTTAATATCGTCATCTAATTTGTCTAGCATTGCTTGGCCTTCTGTTTTGAGTTGAGTACCATTTAAGCTAGTGCCGCCGCCTGGTCCGGCAATAGTGGAAAATTTTTCACGTGCATTACCCACTGCTATCATAACAAATGCCAAGGTGTAATCTTGAATCCACGGTAGTGCAGTATGATCTGCTAGCAGCATTTGGTCTGGTTTATAGTTGTCGATGTGCAGCAAAACGCTTTCGCTGATGTTCTCGTTGTAATTTTGTCCGAAGTTAGGTATTTTGCGAGTTAAGATAAGTTTTTTAGTTACTTTATTCCAGGAAAATTGTATGTATCCGCCAAACATTTTCATAGCTAATTCTTGATAGCCTGCAAATAGTTCAAAATTTACCAAGCCACCAACTCTTCCTGCTTGTAGCATATAGGTGTTTAGGTATCCTGATGCAAATGGCTCAAATTGACTAGCTGTTGTTCCTGTGACACTACCTATACCACGACGGTACATAGCACGCACATTCATAATTTCTTGCGGAAGTATGTATTCTTGAGTTTCAGGATGTATGTCTAAGAACGCATAGCTTTCCTCAACACTGTTTGAGCTTTTTTGTCTATAGCGAATAAGAGCTTGCCTAATGCCCATATAGTAGTGGTCCCTATCTGCTTCGATATCTACCATACCGTCACCTAGTCTAAATCGCACATAGTCAATAATATCATTTTTTTGTGCTTCTGTTGCTGTAAGTGGAGTAGGATCAAAAGCAATATGCCCTGCTCCGGTTCCTGTAGCGGGATTAAATAAACTGTCTGTTGTAAGGCTTAAATTAGCTGTTAGATTACCGGTTGGTGTGGCCATTGTATTATCCTGTTATACTATATTTATTATGTTTATAGTATAACAGGATATATTGGCTATTGGACTTTTAGTAGGATAGTATCTGGATTGATACGTCCGTTGAGTTTAATGTCAGTTGCTTTGATATCATCTAAAAACTTACGCAATTGAATCTTGCTTGCAGCCATAAATTCTTTCAACTGCACCTCTGGCTTGCGCAGAGTTTTTTGTACGCTTGTAGACTCGTTAAAACCTGTTATAGCAGTACCTTTAACACCCAGTGCTCCACCCATCCCCTCAGCAACGTATTTGCCTAGTTTACGTGTCTTAGTATTATATACCCAAAGCTCTTGTGCCCCAACGATATCTACAGGACTAACACTTACTAGTTTAGTTATAGGGTCATTTTTCATATACTTAAGTTTAGCCACAAGTTTCTCTTTCTGTGGTGGCTTACGCACTGCTGCTCGCTTAGTTGCTTTTTTAACCTGAGCGTACTGTGCAATACCTTCAAACAACTTAGTATAGAACGTATCATAACGTTTCCAATCTGCGGCTTTCATATAGGCATAAGCATCCTTAAGATCTTCATCTTTGGTTGTTTTAGCTTCTGTAATTTCAGCATAACGACGTTCAAATACTGCCTGTATCTTACCTAACATTGCCTGTGGTACTGCTTTGCTTGACAGATACTCATATGCTCGAGGATCCACTGCAGCACCCTCGTATAGACTATCTTCAAGTTCTTCAAAGTATAGAGTATGCTTGCTGGCAATCTCATTCATACGATCTTGAATGGTAGGCACCCTAACCGCCGGCTTAGTTTTGTCAGCAACCACTTCGATTACTTTTTCATCTGCGTCATCTAATACCAATGCTTTATTAACCGCGCTAATAATATACTTAATTTCACGCTCACGTAATGGCATGCCGCAGGTGTGTGCTTTGATCAATGCCGGTGCAGTCAATGGAGTATATCCATCTGTACTTTTTGCAAAACGTGTAATAGTTGCGGCATCTAATTTATGAGCAACACCTGCTGTTTGTTTTAGCCAGTCAACAAGATATTTTTTAAGTTCTTTACTTGAATAGAAATAGTTGTAATAACGCAAACTTTCTCGCATGTAGTGATCAAATTCATCATCTTCCATTACAAGCGCACGTTCAGTATCCCAAACTGGCTCTGTGCCCATTGATTTTTCATCTGCAAAAATAGGATCACGTGTAGCAGCCTTGGTTTTCTTTTTCATGCCGTCAATTTTAATTGCCATTTGCCATTTCCTTTTCTAGCTCTCGTTTAATCATTTTGTATGCTGTACGATCGTATGTATCTAGATCATCCCACTCACTATCCATTTGTGCGAGGGCAGTCCATAAATTTCTATCATAAAACTGTACTGCAACGTGTGCTTCTTCTATAGTCATTATTAACATTATATAGCCTTTTTGGTATTTTGTCAACCTGCTAATAATACAGCAAACGTTATCATACGTTCGTAGTCTGCTATATGTTCATTTATCTTAGCCACCTGTTCTGCATGTAGTCTAGTCTGCTTTTGGTGTCTACGACAATTGATTTCTTCTTTACTTAGTTCTTTAACCATCAAGCCAATATTATGACTGATATTCCACATTTCATGTGTGTATTTTTTCATATTGTGCAATGGTGCTTCCATAGCTGTCTGCACATCAGGCCAATCTAGACTTGTTTGTATTTGGTTACTCATAGTTTCATAAGTATACTATCATTTGACATAGAAGTCAATCAGCTAAATAGTAACATAAGATAGGATATAGTAATGCCAAGATTGTCACTGTATCGTCCTAACAAGGGCAACGATTACAAATTTTTTGATCGCAGAATGAGCGAAATGCTCACTGTGGGCGGCACTGATGTAAACATACACAAGTACCTGGGACCAGCAGAAACTGGGTTCGTTAGTAACACAGAGCCTGGTATTACTGGTATCACTAGTATTCAAGATTTGTTGTTTTTAGAAAATCGTGATCGCAAATACGATCCGGATATCTATGTACTACGCAGTCTTTATCGATTAAACGATAACGATTTCGACCTAAGTCAATTTGGTCTATTTCTAACTGGTGATACTATGTTTATGGTGTTTCACCTAAACGATATGATAGAAACATTTGGTCGTAAGATTATGGTAGGTGATGTTATGGAGTTGCCTCATCTCAAAGACTTTTATCCGTTAGATGACAGTCTTCCTGCAGCACTTAAAAGGTATTATGTTGTCACCGATGCTACTCGAGCCGCAGAAGGATTCGCTCCAACTTGGTATCCACATTTATGGCGAGTTAAAGTTCAACCATTGGTCGACAGCCAAGAATACAAAGATATCTTAAATTTTATCAAAGTCGATACAGACAACGACGGAGTTGAAGACACTGCCATTGGTGACTTGTTTAGCACCTATGATAAGTTTCTTGCTATAAATGATGCTATTGTTGCACGTGCCGAAGAAGAAGTGCCAGCAAGTGGTTACGACACCAGCGGTATATATCATGCTCCGGTGTTTGATGATTCTGGTTATCCCGGAAACCCTGTCACAACATCGAGTTCAGGTAAAGTACAAGGATATTTAACAGGTGACGGTTTAGTTCCAAACGGCGGAGCTGTAGCGGCTGGGATTGCATTTCCTAGTACTTCTACTATAGGTGATTACTATTTACGAATCGACTATGTGCCCAATCGATTATTTCGATATGATGGCCGACGCTGGGTTAAAATTGAAGACTCAGTTCGAACGAACCTTACTCCCGGAGTAAACAATAAAACTCAACTTAGTTCTTTTATTAATAATAATGATAAAAACTTTAAAGATGCTATTGCTTGGGACGCTATTCGTGTTGCTAATCCTTATACGCCATTAGCCAATGCACATACTCAATCATTTACCTTAAGCAACAATCGAGTAATTACTAAAACATTATTTAACAGTCTATACGGTATTAAAACTAAACTTAATAATATGCTGATTAATAATACTGTTAGTAATAGTAGCGGAAATTTATCATTCACAGTGTCAAACACATTAAATGTAAATGACGTATTAGAATATACTGTATATGCAAATGTCACACATCAACGTCAAAGTCTGAGCGATGCGCTAAGACCCTCATCGGATAATTAATTTATGGCTGCACTTCAACAATATTTTTATGATGCACAAATTGAAAGATTTCTAGTTCAATTTATTCGTATGATCAGCGGCTTTCAAGTCGAATTTGGTAAAGACCAACAGGGCAATACTACATTACAACGTGTTCCTGTATTCTACGGCGACGGTAGTCGTCAAGTAGCACAAATTATTGCTAACAATAGTGAAAACTCTTTACCTACTGTGCCCGCAATGACGGTATACATCAACGGATTAGCCTACGATCGAGATCGCATACAAGAGCCTAGTTTTATAAGTAAATTAAATATTCGTCAACGAACATATAACGATGTTACTCAAGAATATGAACAAACACAAGGAAATGCCTTTACAGTTGAACGATTAATGCCCGTTCCTTATATGTTAGATTTAAAGGTTGATATTTGGACTAGTAATACTAAACAAAAATTACAGCTATTAGAACAACTTCAGGTACTGTTTAATCCAAGTTTAGAAATACAAAGTACCGACAATTACATAGACTGGACTAGTCTAAGCGTGATATATTTAGACTCAACTACCTGGACTAGCCGTAGTGTTCCTATAGGAACAGACAATCCAATTGATGTTGCTACACTAGCATTTAAATTACCAATTTGGATTAGTCCTCCGGCTAAAGTTAAAAAACTTGGAGTTATCCAAAAAATTATTGCTAGTATTCACGATGCCGACGGGGACTTAAGTTCGGCTGTGTACAATGACACTAATCTATTAGGGGAGAGACAATATTTTACTCCTATGAATTATGGTGTATTGTTAGTCGGAAATACTTTAACATTGTTAAAAGTACAAGAAATTGCAGATCCTAGAGACCCTACATTAGAAACACAAACTAAAATTGGTACCAGTGATGATTGGCCAAATTTAATTAACGTATATGGTGTTTTAGAAAATGGTACGAGTCAGGTGCGTTTATTAAGCGAAGACGAGCTCACTGAAGTTGTTGGCACAGTAAGCTACCACCCTACAGACAATTCTCTTTTAATTTTTAACGCCGACATTGACACTTATCCAACTAACACACTGGACAATATTAATGCTATCATTGATCCTAGAAAAGATTCTGTCATTGCTCTAGTTCAAGCTGCAGTAACCGGTACTAGATTTCTAATATTAAACGACATAGGAATATCAGGAACTACTTCAGGAGATGGTGCTCCATTATGGAGAGGAACAAACGGTGTTGAATTAGTTGCACACGCCAATGACATTATTCAATACAATGGTGTTCAATGGACTGTTTCATTTGACAGTCAACTATCGTCGAGTATACAATATGTAAGCAACCTTAACACAGGTACTCAATATAAGTGGAACGGAGATCAATGGGTGAAAAGTTGGGAAGGCGAATATAAGAATGGATCCTGGTCATTGATCCTTTAATTCTATCTATGCATATAGCACAAAAACATACGGCTAATCCTAGTCCTATAAAAGGAGTAGGTACGTTTATCTATTGTACCTCTACTAAACGTTATCTATTTTTACTTCGAAACACAAAAAAGTATGCAGGTACATGGGGTCTTGCCGGCGGAGGAATTGAGTCAGGTGAGCAATTACTAGAATCTCTGCATCGAGAACTAAGTGAAGAAATAGGATACGATTTTAGTTACAGCAAAGTAATACCAATTGAAAAATTTACCAGCGACAACGACAAATTTATCTATCATACATTTATAATACCGGTAGATGAAGAATTTGTGCCGTATATAAATTACGAACATCGCGGATATTGTTGGGTCAGTTTAGAAGATCATCCTAAACCATTACATCCAGGAGTTTGGCGAACTATCAATTTTGAAGCTGTTATTGCTAAGATCAAGACCTTAGAAGCTGTACTATAAGTCTGCTTCTAAAACCATGTCACGATAGCTAATTCTACGCAGATTTGAGCAGTATTTCCATAATTTTGGTATAGTTTGACGTCCGGTTTCGCTGACATGTACAAAGTCTACATCATTGTATGTATTAAACACAGTTAGTTGATTATTTGTCCATTTTTCATCTGACAGGTTAAACTTAATGGCATCATATCCGTTCGTACCAGCGTAGATGTTATTATTGTATTCGGGTGTGTCTTGTCCATCGAAGCCTAACATATAAATTCTTTTGTGTCCATCAAATGCTGCCAAGTATAACGCAGTGGTACCGGCATCAGCATAAACATCATGTGGTATCAAATAGAATTTTTTAGGAAATTCTAAGGTAATGTCAACTCTTGTATAGATAATATTATTTTGTGTAAAATTAGTATCAACTATTTCTTTAGCTACGCGACGATCTGTTACTACTAAGAAATCAGGTGTATAGTCTCGATAAAATGCGTTACAGGCATAAGTCTGTAGAGTATCTGCACCTAATAGTCCGCTTTTATGATTGATAATTAATTTTGGATCAAACTTGTCACGCCCGTGACCATTACCAAATACTGCGGCTCGATTTGATACTTGATTGTTAGCTACATTACTAGGTACATGCTCTGTAGCTGTGGTCCAACTACCATTTTCTAAGAAACGACTGGCAATAATTTGTTCGCCAGTGTATCCTTGTCTGTATAATTTATTAAGTTTTAACATTTATCTTTTCTTTATACAATATATGTAGTGTGAACTTTTACGTTGCTGTTTGTTGCTGTGGTACTAGTGTAAAATAAGTTTACATTACCACTATCTATGCTAGCTGTAAATGTACCTAATTCAACATTGCTACTTAACACACTATATGTAGTAATGAATGCATTAGCTGTATCTTGTATTAACAATACTTCGGCGGATTGTATATCACTGCCATCTTTAATCTGTACAAGATATTTTGCACTAGAATACGTTGACGTTGTAAAAGTGTCAATTAAGGTAGGAGTAGCATTAGCACTAACATTAGTTGGTGTTTGATCGTGTACAGTTGCATGACTGTAAACATCGCGCCATCTTTGTGTAGAGCTACCTAAATCAAATGTGTTATTAGCACTAGGTACTAAATTACTGTTAATCTCAGCTGTAATAGCTACATTGTCAGCAGTACTGTCACCAATGTTAATCTGCCCAGCTGTGTCACCTCTGACAGTTAGATTACCGTAAATTTCCATGTTACCAGTAACAGTAACTAACCCTGTATCATCGATTAGTAATCTCTCAACCGATCCTACTGTGCCTGTACTAATATAAGCATAATCTAAGTTAGCTTTAAATATATTTTGATTAAATCCAAGTTCGTCAACTGACGCAGTTGTAGTTAATCTACGAACATCAATAATGTCACCTATTTCTGGTGCTTCTGTAAATGTTAGTACGGCTTCTGTTATACTGTATGAAGTTATCGGTATTTGCACAATACCGTTAATACTTACAATGGCCGATGCAGTTGTTGCAGATCCACTCATATTAAATACTGTAGCAACGCCATTACCACTAAATGATTCGCTGTTAATTATTGTAAACGAACCTTGTGAACTTTGCCAAGCATCACCATCATAATATTCTAGAATACTTAATGAACTGTTAACACGCAACATACCCGCAACATCGACGTTTCCGGTTGCTCCTGGACGTTGACCAGTGGTACCTACTGGCAATATCATTGCCCCTGTGCCGTTTATTCGTAGTGTAGCACCACTAACAGGAGTAGTATTGCTACCGCCAATGGTTACTGTATCTGTTATTGAATCTGCATAGATTAATGTAGTTGCAAATTGACCTCTAACTTGGAATGATTCAGCTGTTTGATTACGATTAATTACTGCACCGCCGGCAACATTTAAGTTGGCACCTAAGCCAACACCGCCGCGTACTGTTAATGCACCAGTAGTTGAACTCGTAGATATTGTATTACTTAAAATAGTAACGTTACTATTATTATTACTAAATCTTACTAATTCATCTTCGGCGTTGCGGCCGCCAACAAAAATAATTACGTCACTGGTGTCTGACCCTACAAGTAGGTTACCTTCCATGTTATATACATAACCATCGTTTGGTTTAAATATAGTTCGCTGAGCATTAGTGTATGTAGAACTAGCAATACCAACTCGAATATTCTGATCATTTTCGTCAGTACTAGCATCGTTATGAATTCGAATTTCAGATAGTGCTAGACTATCTGAGCTAATATTTTGGAGTTCTATTTTATATGCTAAATCAATGTTTCCGAAGAATGCTGCACCAATATTAGCTAGTGTGATTGAATTTAATTCTGCACCAACTACTATTTGAGAATTTGCTGCTACATTTAAATTGCCAGCTACCCCTGCACCACCATCAACAATCAATGCACCCGACGTACTGTTAGTGCTTGGTGTTGTTTTATTAATGTTAACGTTACCTTCAAGGTTAACTGTATTATTGTTAATAGTTACTGTGCCTGTGTCAGCACCAATGTTTAATGTTGTTGCGGCACCTGCAAAGTTAACTGTTGTTGCAGTGGTATTGTATAAGTCCTGTGTTGTTTGCGAGCCTACCACTGTTGGATTGTTAAGGGTTAGTGTACCAGTAGTAGCGCCAAACTCTAAGTCTGTGGCTGCTTTAAAGGCGTCTACCGTTGTAGCATTAGTGTTAAACACTGTGGCTGTAGTGGCTGTAGTTGTTATATCTCCACCGTTAACTGCTATGTCGTCAGTAAATGTAACTGCTCCAGTTACACCCAAAGTACCGCCAATTGTTGCATTACCAATAATATTAGTAGTTGCGTTGCGTATATTGGCAGTACCAGTAACAGCACCAATTGTTAATGTAGTGGCTGCACCTGCAAAATTTAGGGTAGTTGCTGTGGTGTTATATAAGTCTTGTGTTGACTGTGAGCCAACTACAGTCGGAGTGTTAAGAGTTAACGTACCAGTAGTAGCACCAATACCTAATGTAGTTGCAGCACCAAATGCGCTAACTGTAGTAGCATTGGTATTAAACACCGTGGCTGTAGTGGCTGTAGTCGTAATATCACCACCATTAACTGCTAAGTCACCTGTCAATGTTGTATCGCCGGTTACACCTAACGTTCCGCCTACTGTAGCATTGCCAATAACATTAGTAGTTGCATTACGTATGTTTGCTATACCAGTAGTTGCACCAACAATAAGTGTAGTGGCTGCACCTGCAAAATTAAGTGTAGTAGCTGTAGTATTATATAAATCTTGTGTTGTTTGTGAGCCAACCACAGTTGGGTTATTAATAGTTAATGTACCAGTAGTAGCACCTAGATCAATGGTAGTTGCTGCACCTGCAAAGTTTACAGTAGTAGCATTAGCGTCAACTAAATTAAATGTACTAGCAGTTGTAGTTATATCTCCACCATTGACTGCTAAATCCCCTGTTAAGGTAATATTAGCCAGTGTTAAGTCTAAACTGTATGTAACTTCTTTAGTAACACTATTGTATTGCAATGTACCGACGTTGCCTGTGGCATTTCTAATTGGGTTTACATAGAAACTGTCTGTTTGTGCTGCTACACCATTTGTTTCAATTCCAGTAGCACTAATGATAATAGTATTAGCTGCCTGAGATGTTTTGCCTGCATTTGTACCAATGGCTATTGAATTAATGCCTTGATCTGATGCGCCAGAATTTAAACCAATTGCAATTGCTGTATTACCTTGTGTTGTACCGCCAGCAAGACGACCAATAGCCACAGCACCAACACCTTGATCTGTTTGCCCTGCTTGGTAGCCTACTGCTACTGCTCCTATGTTTTGATTACCATTACCTGCAAGTGAGCCAACTGCTACAGCATAGTCTTTTTGCCCGTTGTTCGCAGCAGCTCGTCCGATAGCTACCGTAGCATTAGAGCTAGCAGTGCCTGCAAGTTCACCAAATGTTACACCATTACCTGTAGTGTCTTTAATTACTGCGCCGTTGGGTAACGTAATGGTGCCGCCAACTGTTAAACTACCTAAGATGTTTGTAGTTGCATTGCGGATATTAGCTACGCCAGTAGCACTGCCTAAGATAAGTGTTGTTGCAGCACCAAATGCGTTTACTGTACTGGCACTAGTATTAAAGACCTTGATACTACTTGAATAAGTTTCTAAGTTTGCTAAATTGTCAAACCATATATTAGGAGTTTTTATACCAAATCTGGCGGCGGCGTTATTAACGCCCATATTAATATCTGTTGCTGCACCAAACGCATTAATATTAAGTGTTGTGCTGTTTAATAAATTAAATGTTGTTGCAGTTGAAGTTAGATCACCACCGTTAACTGCTAAGTCACCTGTTAGTGTTGTATCACCGCCTACTGTTGCGTTGCCATCAATATCAACCAAGGCATTACGTATATTTGTAGTGCCTGTAGCTGCACCAATAGTTAAAGTAGCGGCTGCACCTGCAAAGTTTACAGTTGTAGCAGTAGTATTATATAAATCTTGTGTTGTTTGTGAGCCAACTACAGTTGGGTTATTGATAGTTAGTGTACCAGTTGCGGCACCTAAATCAATGGCTGTAGCTGCGCCACCAATATTTAATGTTGTAACTGTAGCATCTAATAAGTTAAATGTTGTTTCATCAGTGATTACATTGCCGCCGCCAATAAATAGATCTTTAGCTATAGCTACACCCCCAGCTATTCGTAATGCTCCCGATGTCTCGTTGGTTGTATTAGTATCATCAGTAACTCTAGTAATCTTATTAAGATCCCAACTGGTGGTTGCATGATTGTACGTTAGTGTTGCATTTGCACCATCTACTGTTAAACCTGCACCATTGGCTGCTGCACTATCTACTGCCCCTTTAGCCACTGTAATATTCAAATCTTCAACATCAAGAGTTGATGTACTTAATGTAGTAACATCTCCTTGTACTGTTAAATTACCTGTAATTATTACATTTTCGCCTATGTTTAAATTACCTGCGATGCCAACTCCGCCATCAACAACTAACGCACCTGATGTACTATTAGTACTAGGTGTTGTTTTGTTAACGTTAACATTACCTTCAAGATCAATAGTATTATTATTAATTGTCGCAGTACCGGTGTCTGCACCAATGTTTAGTGTAGTTGCAGCACCTGCAAAATTAACTGTAGTAGCAGTGGTGTTGTATAAATTTTGTGTTGTTTGTGAACCAACTACAGTTGGGTTATTGATAGTTAGTGTACCAGTAGTTGCACCTAAGTCAATTGATGTAGCTGCACCAAATGCATTTACAGTTGTAGCGTTAGCATCTAATAAATTAAATGTAGAAGCTGTAGTAGTAATGTCACCGCCATTGACTCCTAGGTCACCAGTTAAAGTTAAATCAGCTGCTGAAATTTCACCGCCGGTGCTTAGGTTATTTGCATAGACATTACCTAAAATACCTACTCCACCAACAACTGTTAGTGCACCAGTAGTGGTGTTAGTTGATACTGTACCCGGAGCACGATATACTGCGGTGATATTGCTGGCTGTGTTACCACCAACGATTACACTAACTGTTCTATTAGGAGTGCTTGCACCAATTACTAGATTACCACCATTACCTGCGTCACCTTGTGTATATAAGTAACCGTCATTACCACTTAGTGAATTTGATAAACTGTTTTCTTGTGTACCATCCCAATTTGGAGATGTAATACCCATATTGATATAGTGATTAGTGTCGTCACCGTTGCCTGATGTAGCTACGTAGTCCACACTTGCATCTGTACCCGTATTAACGTTTTCAAAGTTTATCTGCGCATAGTTATTAACATCTGCCGCTACTTGTAATACAGTTTGAGGTAGTGATGTGAATCCTGCAACACCTGCGTACAGTGCACCAAACCCATTTATATCACCAAAGAATTGACCAGTGTTGCCACTAATAGTAAATGTATTGCCTACTACATTAATGTTGCCGCCAACCCATAAGTTGCCTGCTACACTTGCGCCTCCATCTACACGGAATGCGCCTGTGCCTACCGATGTTGCTACAGTAGTATCATTTACCTGTGTTACGCCACTAGATATTAATGTAGTAAATGAACCTGAACTTGCTGTAGCATTACCAATTGGTGTATTGTTAATTGCAGCGGCTGTAGTTAAACCTAAGCTAGTATTACCTTGAACGTTAGCTGTGGTAAATGTTGCTGCCGCAGGAGTTACATTGCCAATAACAGTGTTGTTAATATCCTGTGCAGTTAATGTTAACCCTACATTTAAATTGTTGCGAATAGCTGTGTTGCCAGAAGTAGCGCCAACAGTTAATGTAGTGGCTGCACCTGCAAAATTAACAGTAGTTGCTGTGGTGTTGTATAAGTCTTGTGTTGATTGACTACCAACTACTGTTGGATTATTAAGAGTCAGTGTACCAGTTGTGGCACCTAGATCAATTGCAGTAGCAGCACCGAATGCATTTACTGTTGTAGTATTTGCGTCTAGTAAATTAAATGTACTAGCAGTTGTGGTAATGTCTCCGCCATTAACTGCTAAATCACCAGTTACCGTTGTATTACCTGTCACACCCAGTGTTCCACCCACAGTTGCATTACCATCAACATCAAGTAATGCATTACGTACTGTTAATGTTCCTGAAGTAGCACCAATGGTTAATGTAGTAGCCGCACCTGCAAAGTTAACTGTAGTTGCTGAGGTGTTTAATAGATCAAAATTAGTGCTGGTTGTAGCTAACGATGTTTCGAGTGTTGGACTTGTACTAAACACAAGATTACCTGTGCCAGTTTCATCTGTGACTGCTGATATTAAGTTACTGCTAGATGGCGTAGCTAAGAAGTCGGCTATGCCTGTGGCCAGTCCAGTTAAACTGGTTACAGGTAAGGCTACAGCATTTGTTAAGTTAGCAAAACTTGGTGTACCTATGTTTGGAGTAGTCAATACCGGACTTGCACTAAACACAAGATTACCTGTGCCAGTTTCATCTGTGACTGCTGATATTAAGTTACTGCTAGACGGAGTAACTAAGAAATCAGCTACGCCTGTAGCCAACCCACTAACACCAGTACTAATAGGAAGTTCGGTGGCATTTGTTAAATTAGCAAAACTTGGTGTGCCTATGTTTGGAGTAGTCAATACTGGACTAGTACTAAACACAAGATTACCTGTGCCAGTAGCACCGGTACTTGTTACTCCTTCTAAGGTTACATGACCTGTTACACCTAATGTCCCACCAACGGTGGTATTACCTATTAGGTTAACAGTAGCATTACGTATATTAGCTGTACCAGTAGTACTGCCCACGATTAAAGTAGTTGCATCACCTGCAAAATTTACAGTAGTAGCATTAGAATTAACTAGATTAAATGTACTAGCAGTGGTAGTTAAATCACCACCGTTAACTGCAGCATCACCGCTGAGTGTTATGTTTACTGCACCTATATTTCCAGAAGTACTTAAACTACCAAAGGCTGCGGCGCCTTCAACGTTTAAATTACCCACCCGCACATTAGCATAGCTCGAAGTGGCTACGTTGCCATAAATTTCTCCAGTTTCACTTGTAGCTATCAAGCGGAATTCGTCTTCGCTTTCGTCCCAGATGATCGCTTGGTTAGTGTCACTACCACGATTAAACAGTAGTCCAATGTCGTTGGTGTTAGTGCCCGCAAAGGCATTGTTCATAACAATTAATGGGTCATTAACGTAGGTATTAGTACTAGCTACTGTTAGATATGTACTGGAACCTTGTACTGTCAAGTTACCTGTAATAGTAACATCTGACGTCATTGTTAGGTTAGTATTGAATAAGCTACCTACAATAGACCCTGGAACAATCTTGGTATTAGCAAGGATGGTAGAATCAGTAATCTGATTATTCTTAATTCTGGTTAAGACTGACATTTATGGTTAAACTCCGCAATAGTATTTTACACTGTTTTGAGCCTGCGGTTCCATATTCCCCTAGAGCTAGGTACAGTTGTGTTACAAGTATTTATTTAGATTTTAAGAAAAGGCAGAGGGCGTATTATACAACTATATAATTTGTTGCTAAACGTATAATTGTATTGTCATAGCTTGTAGTGTATTGTACTAAAACACTTCCTGCACTAACAATGGTACTAATATTACCTAGTATATTTCCGGTATTAATTACGCTATAAACATTACTATATGCAGTGGTTCCATTATGAACTACTAATATTTCTGCACTCTGATAATCAGTCTCAGAGGTTGCTTGTAAAATATATTTTGCAGTTCTGTATTTAGAGGTTAAAAAACTGTCAACTGTTACAGTTTCGTTGTTGTTTAATATTGTTATTATATTTCCTGAGTGTATTGTATTACTGCTTAGATGTAAATCTCGCCATTGCTTGTCTGCAGATCCAATATCGTACGTAACGTCTGCTTGAGGTATTAAATTGCCTGCAATATTAACATTACCTGCAGTCAAATCTACTTCTGTACTACCAAGTTGCAGTGCTGTCACAACAATACCAGCAGCAATACTGCGAACCTCAACTACATCTGTATCTTGCGGAACTTCTGTGAATATTAATTGATTACCGGCAACATCATATGATATCACTGGTTGTTGTAGAGTACCGTTTATACTAACTAATAAACCATATGCGCTGGTTGCATTGGTAGATAAGACGAAAACATTACTTACTCCGTCTGGTATAATTGTTTCGCTGGTAACAGTCGAAATACCTGGACTGTTCCACGTATTGCCGTCCCAAGTTTCAATAACTAAAGTATCTGTGTTGAATCGAGTATAACCAGTCATCGGTGAGCTAGGTCTAGTACCTACACCACCAGCAGGAAGACCCAATGCATCGGATCCGGCAATTTGTACTATTCCTTCACCTAATGCATCTAATATAATATTGCCTGCACTCGAAATAGTATTGTCTTCTATGGTTATTTCATCTACTGTTACTGCTTGGTAAAATGTAGTAGAAATTGCTGTTTGTACACTGGTTAAATTTCCATCTAACACTGTTGCTAGATTTGCTGTTCCGTTATCAGTTAACGTAACTGTGCTGTCACCTGCTGCTAAAATATTTGCTGCAAAAATTAAAGCATCTTCTAAATAACTTTTTGTAACTGCATCTGATGATTCTATAGGCGCCGCAATATTACTAATTCTACTATTACCTGCGTCTACTATACCTGAGCTAGGAGATAAAATTAAATTACCTGTAGTAGATATAGTAGTATCAACGACAGTAACGTTTCCTACTTTTGTTAACACCACATTAGCTGCAGATGTAACCCTACCTTTTGAGTCTACTACTATACTTGGTACACTGTTAGTGCTACCATATGCACCTGCATTTACTCCTACAGTATTGAGAGATACTGCTACATTATTAAATGTTCCAGACCCTAATACGTCACCTGTTACAACAATATTAGAATTAGCTGTTAAAACTCTAAATCCATTTTCATACAACTCATCTGCATCAATAACACCACCAACAGTATTTCCAGTAATAGTAATATTTCCAGCAATCTCGATACTTTCTACTGAAATATTACCTAAATTAGTAATATGTGGCTGATTTCCTGTACGAATTGTTCCGTATATGTTGCCGATATTAGCTTGATCAGCTACTACCCAGTCTGCAGTAATATTGCCTGTAGAAATTAAATTGTCTAAAGTAATATTAGCTAGATTAGTTATAAAAGGTTGAGATGATGTTATAATATCACCAGTATAGGTACTTGCAGTTACATTGTTAGCTGATAAATTACCTGTGGTTGCAATTAGTCCTGCAGTCGAAATATTACCAGCTGCAACATTCCCAGAAACTGTTAGATCGATTAGTGTACCTAACTCTGTGATATTTGGTTGATCGGATGTTTGTAGTGTTCCAGTTAGGCTAGTGCTGATTATGCTATTAGCATAGATTAGCTTAAACCATTCACTGTCACTACCTATGTCGTATGAAACATTTGCTGATGAAAAAATATGACCGTTAGTAACTAAGACATTACCAACAACTTCCAATGATTGACTAGGACTAGCCGTGTTAACGCCCAACCGGAAGTTAGCAAAATCCATGTAGGTTAAGGTTTGACCGTTTGTTGAAAATCTTAGATCTATACCTTGTCTATCTAAATCGGATAATAGTGAAAATCCAGGGACACGTGCAATCGACATTTACCTACCTCATTTTTAGTATTTAGCCAGATTTAAGCTACGATTGTACTACCAAGATTATGAATAACACTAATAGAAGCATCGGTGCTCGGTGCCGCTAAGAATTGTATTACAGTGCCGCCAGTAAAGATGTAATTGGTGGTTGGTTGTTGAACTACAGTACCTACAAATACTAAAACTCTATTTTGCTCACCTGCACTGTAGCTAATTGACATAGTGAAGTCTGTTTGAACACTGTTACCAGTAAAGCTGTCTCGAACAAGAGTTGCATCACCCTCTTTTGCTATGCCTTGCCAGCTGCTACCGTCATAAAATTCTAATCTACTGTTACTAGTATTCCATAAGGCCTGACCTACCACTGGGCTATCTGGTGTTATAGTGCTAGATCCCACAGGGACACCTAGAGCATAACTAGCACTTCTGAATACTGTATTTTTAAGCATGCGGCCCATAGATTAAATCCCTACAAAACTTAAGGTACAGGTAATAGCAGTATTTGCACTAGCATTGGCCTGCAGCATATCGCCCGAGCCTAATACTAATTTTTCCATGTCCATTACATAAGTATCGCTTGCGGCTATTTGAATATTTTTGTAAATTTGCACACTGGTATTTGCACTACTAGTTCCAGCAGGCATTAAGTAGAGGTCAAAATTTCTTGCTCCGGTAGATGTGTTACAAAAATACATAGTCGATACTACTGTATTACCGGAACTAACGTATACATTAGATATTGTTGTAGTTAATAAATTATTAGATATTGCCATTTGTTATTCCTATAGTAACAGTGAAAAGCCGAATGCACGAGCTTTTGTAATTAATTCTTGATTTGCGGCGGCGCCGTTTATTACATACACTCCGCTGGTTCCCGCAGCAGGTTCAGCAGCATAAACTACAGTAGCATTGGCTACCAAGGTCGGTGCTACTAGAGTATTATTGAGTTGTAAATTTCCTGCAAAGGTAATGTTTGTAGCTACATTGCTGGTAAAAATGCTAAATGTGCGTACATTTAAATTTCCGCCCAACTCTGGACTTGGATCATCAGATACATTTGTTAAAGCTGTTACGCCAGAATTCGAAGAAGCTATGTTCGAGTAAAGCACACCATCTGATGTTATTTGCCATGTGTCGGTAGCGTCATTCCAACGCAATTCTACATTGGCTAGACTACCTCTATCAATTATTAGTCCTGATGTGCCTGCGCCTGCCGGACTAACACCAGATCCGGATTCACCGACATTCAATGCTAGATCTTTATCGACGATGTTTGTGTTTGTAACATTTAATGTGTCGTATGTTCCTGCAACCGTAAGATTACCTGTGAGAATTACATCAGTAGTATCAATTGTATACGAGGAGTTAAGTTTCTTAACTGTGGCCATTTTTTATTCCAGTTTCTATTATTTATGCTAATTGTAGATAGTGTAGTCAAAAAAATAACAGCCGAGGCTGTTATTTTAGTTTTATTGCAATTAAGCGTTAGCTATTTGTACGATACCAGTCGAAGGAGCAGCAAATGACCACTGTGCAGTAGCATCTGTTGCAAATTCATATGAACCGCTCATTGTTTTACGTGTTAATAATGCTTTATGGCTTGTTAATTTTGTAACCCAATATGTACTACCATTAACATCAGTAGCAATAATTGTACCTTGACCAGCTGCAACTACTGCTGCAACTAAAGTTACAACGCCTGTACCTTGTGCTGTTTCAACTTTCATTCTACGTGAACCTTTTTGCGCAACGATGTCACCAACTACTGATGAACTACCACCGTTTACTGTAGGAACCCAAGCAGTAATAATAATTGCTGGCTCGCTGTTACCTGGAGCTGAGAATGTACTTAATACTGAAGTTGCAACTGCT